GTACTGGTGTCAAAGGTTTTTCAATAGCCATTTTATTTTTCCCTAGTAATATTCAACTGGTCTTCTGTATTTGGGTTCATCATCCCAATCATCCATAGTTGTTCTAATCCATCCACCCTGCCTAAATCTTAACAGTGCTTGTGTCGTTGAGTCAACCAAGTCATCATGGTCACCAGCAGGAAACGCTGCACATTCTTCCACAACTTCTTCTGCCCATCTTGTAGGTGGACACCAAATTACACCACTTGCAAACAGATCGGTAACACTATTCACTCTGGCTATCTTATCCTGTCCACGGCTCGGTGTAAACTCTGTAACTGGTATTCCCATAGCTCTAAGTTCAAAAATCAAGGGTGAGCCTGCAGCTTTTGCCTCAACAATCATTTGATCTGGCTCAAATTCCCAGTATTTATCGTAGGCTGCGCGTTTTAACTCAGGAAATTCTAATTTTTCCTTGTATGCATCAATTAAAATTAGGTTTGGGCGCTCATTTCCGTCATCATCAGGGTGATAAAACACTCCCCATGTAGTGCAGGCACTATAATCTGCTCTTTGTGTCTTTAAAAACGCTGTGTCCCATGATTGAATTATAGCATCACAAGGTGGTAAATCATTTTTCTCCCACTCCTGCCACCATTCACGCTTAATTAAGGCTCCTTCTTCTGATGTAGGGTCCTGTTGGTACTGTGCGTTCCATTTTGCCACTGGTAATTCAGCTTTTAGAGCGTCAAGCTCCTCTCTTTTCCAAAATTCAGGCCATAAAGTCTTGTTTGATGGCAATATTGCAGGTAATTGTATGACTTCCCACTCATTTGAACCTTCTCTTTCAACAGATTTGTTAACAATTTGTCCTGTCAAATCCCTTTTAGACCATCTAGTCATCACAAGTATGATTGCACCACCCGGTTGTAGTCTCTGACGAGGTCCGGAAGTATACCATTCGTAAACTTTGTTATAAACTTCAGGGTTATACTCACCCATTGTAGCTTCTTGCTCTGAATGTGGATCATCAATGATAAGAATATCAGCACCTTTACCTGTCACGGCACCGCCAACACCTATCGCAAAGTAATCACCACGCTTATTTGTATTCCATCTACCTGCCGCTTTACTGTCTGTGGATAATTCTATGCCGGGGAATACATTCTGGAAGTCTTCGTTCTGTATCAGGTTACGTACCTTTCTGCCAAAACCAACTGATAGCTCTGCAGTGTGTGCTGTTTGAATAACTTTCTTTTCTGGATACATACCCAAGAACCATGCAGGAAATAAATAACTGGCAAACTCTGACTTTGTATGTCTGGGCGGCATATTGATTATTAATCTTTTTAACTCACCATGAGCCACTCTCTCAAATGCCTCTGCCATTATCTCATGATGCCTGCCATGAATAAAGCTGGGCCACATTAACTTAACAAATGGTAAAAAACTTTTCCTAGCTTCTTCTCTGGTTTTTGCTTCTTCAAGCTCTTCGACTAATGCAAGTATTTGTCTTTGTTCTTCTGCCGGAAGTTTCTCAATGTTCTTGAAGTTATTTTTTAGAATAGATGTAAGATCATTCATTCTGTTTCCTGCACTCTAGGAGGTCTGCTCTCAACAATCTTCTGTGCCAATTCAATCATCCATAAACAGGGAACTGTGTCAACTGCAGAAACTATGTGTAGTTCACGCTCTCCATCTTCTGACTCTATCCAACCAATAATTACGGGGTCCTCAAGATCAGTAATCTCAGGATCATCAAATATTTCATCAGAATTTCTGTAACTATCGAGGTTTATAATATTGTCCGACACTTAGGTTCCTCTCAATATATAAACTTTATCATATATAAATGTTCAAGTCATATATAGATATCTTACTCATATATAGATATCTTACAATAATATATATGTATATCTTGATATACTATTTCTATATAATTTGCAACAGCTAAGAATCATATTAGTTAAATTATTTTAATTTATATTTAGATGGGCATACTTGTGCATATATTTATAAAAAATTAGGGGTACCCCCTTTGTAAAATTTTAGTATTTTAGTGTGCAAAACACAATGCAGTGCGTGTAGCTGGCCATACTATACTAGGGGTAGTAGTGGGTAGGTGGGGTAAACGTATCAACTAAAAATAAAAAAAGGTGTTATCGCATCTAGCTGTAATTTAAATGCAGATCGTAACTAGCTGTAAACTTTATGTAATGTTTTACTTGGAGATAATACTATTTAATTTCGTGAGTAGATCTGTTTCTATTTCACTTGCTGTTCTATCTCTTTTATCATCCACTTTTATTATGTCAGTAAAAAGCCCCATATTTTTTCCTAACATCTCGAGGGCTTTAAGCCGGACACTATCAGTAATGTTTACATCGTCTGCCATCTTCTCAATTTTGCCTAACAATACATCTGATCGTTTGACCTCATTCATGCGATGTAAGCTATTCTTTTGCTCTAATAATCTATTTACAGTTAAGGTTATGTTAACGTCTGCTCTTAGCTTAGATGCCATTGCTCTTAGGCTGTTACTCTTAATATTGTCTGATACATTATAGTTGTTACGATATGCCTCAATATATGTCATATCATTAAAGACTATATCCCTACAAAATCCCATCTGTTTAGCTGTCAGATCCCCACCAATAACCTTATTAGTTTTGGTCTTGCTGTTCCGGCTGTCGTTATCACTAACCAATTTTAATTTAGGTTTATATTCTTTTTTATCTGTCATTTTTAATCCTCAAAAGTTTATGTAAAGTTTTGCTGTCGTGTTTCCATTACCTGCATGATTACCAATAGTAACATTTAATTATCTTTATTTGTAGGTTTGGAAATTAATTTAATTTTTATCCAAGAAAATGTGTCTCCCAATCTTACTACATATGTAAGAAAAAAATAACCAACTTTGGAGTGCTTAATGCAAAAACAAAAAAAAGTTAAAAACCAAAACAATATCGACCTAGCAAATAACAGACTTTATCTTGATGCTAACATTAATATTAATTTCAGAATAAATGCTGATCGTTTTAGATTTATGATCAGTCAAAAAATATGTGAAGAAAAAGATATTAATCAATTAATGGAAAATCTTAAATGGAAAGCTAATTGTGCTATTGAGGACTACCTAGAAAATAACATGCCATTAGTCCTAGATCTATATCCGGACTTTCATATGTTTAAATCTGATACATCCATAAAAGACATATGCGATTAGTGACGATTTAAGAGGCATACAGTACATGTTAATACATTTAAGTATAATATATTATATAATTCAGTTTGAGAGTTTTTGTTGTCCACCTTGAGTTACAGCTTATATATCTAAAAGTTTACATAAAGTAATTAATACAGCTAGATATACCTATATAAATAAAAGTACAAATAAGTATATTAGTGCTTGTATGGGATATCTATCCATGATAAGGAATAGGAGGATGTTTTTTAAAATATCCACTAAGACCACAGCCTCTATTTGGCAACTTGTTTGAACTGTAGAACAAACATCCCTTTCTGACCTACATGGGAAACTAGGCATTAAGGAAAGCAACTGAAAGAATGTAGGTTGTGAGTACCTAGAAAGGCAAGAGTGATACAGCCCCCACAATTCAGTCTGATGAGGACAGCGATATGGGCTAGTAGCTTTAAACGAGTTTCCCAATAGAGGTTGTATTCAGAAAAAATCATATCTCAAACGTATTAATAAATAATCAAACAATGGAGACTATATTGAAAACATATATCGATTATAAAAACCAAGTATCTGAAATCAAAACACAGCTAGAAACAGATAAATGTTTCTACACTAAATCAGCAATGAAAGATGCTCTTGAAACTGTAAGCAGAGCCTATGAAAGATTTGTTAGTGAGAATAAAGATTATCATCTAGGTAAATCTAAAGGTTTTAATTATTGGGATGTTCCATCTAATTTGCACCAAGTAAAACCTAAACATGTTGATATCTTCCAAGCATTTGGGATTAATGCACAGCTTGTCTTGCTGTTAGCAATGGATAGGAATTACCTAAAATCTTTTGATGTTGTTAAGAAAGTAGCTGAGAAAAAAGAATACAAACCTACTGAGAAACAAGCCACTCATTTAGGTACATGTCAGATTTGTGGATCTGTCCATAAGGTAAACAGAGATACCGGTAAACTAGCATCTCATGGATACACTAAAGGATACAGCTTTCATATGGGCGAGTGCATGGGATCAAGAAAAGATCCTTATGAAATCAGCAATGCTTACTTAATAGATTATTCTGTTTTGTTAGACGAAAGATGTAGAGAAATATCTAAGCAAATCTTGGCATCAGAAAGCACAACAGTTTTTAACGTCAGAAAACTTAGAGAAGAATATGACGAGATTGTAAATCATGTTCAGCCTAGAATAAAAAAGAGATGGCAAAATTGGAAACAATCACAGCTTAAACCTATATATGAGCCGGTAGATATTGCCGGATGGAATGTACCAAAGCCTAGCTGACGAGACCTAATGAGGTCGAAACCTAGAGCAGTAAATACTGCTCTTTGTACTAGGATAAAATAACCGGAGTACCTAATGCAAAAACATAATTATTCTAAAAAAGAAATTACTGCACACAGTAATACAATTAAGAAAATGGTTCGTAAATGTATGAACCACCTCAAGAAAAAAGAATACGAATTGAATATTACTACAGCAGACGTTGATAAGGCTGTGAGATTAACAAGAATTGTAAACAAATCATCTAATGCAACTTACGTTCATCACTTTGGAACAAGAGTTACAGCAATTCAATTTAACCTAAGTTATTATCAGCATGTAGATGAAGAGCATTATCACAGAGAATATAAAAGTTTTGATAATGATCCACATATTGGTGGCAAGAAATGTCTTAACCTAAACCATGCATATCTAATGAGTGTTAGTCATGAGGTCAGCCATTTTATTCAGTTTAACAATGCACCTAGAGTTAAACGATTTGCTAAGAATTATAAAAAATCACATGGCGATTGTTTTAAGGCTGTATATCGATATTTAAGAAGAGACCTAGTTAATCCTATAATTGATAAGGAAATACTAGACAACGACAACCAACCTAAACCATCTGTAATTGAGGAGACTATAATGCAGAAAAATAAAGTAATAATATCTAGTGATATAAAGAAACAAATGGCATCTCAAGAGGCACAGCATACGTTGCTAAAGGGATCTAACAAAGCACAATCAGAGGCTATGAGTGCCATAAGAGTTGATCAGTATGCAGAGGGTGTTTTAATAGTCCATGCATTACCTAGAACTGAGACCGGCAATCTTTTAGAGGATCATTCAAACGAGATCCTTACGATACTTGAGACAGAGATAAACATGTCAAAAACTCAAGCTGATTTGTTTAAGAGAAACATAACTTTGTTTTCAAATAAACATAAGGATGATTTGCCATCTAGCAATCTAACAAAAACTTTCGTGTTAGATTTGTTTGAGACATTGAACCTTAAATCTCAAGCTAAGATCCTTGCTCATAATAAGGGCGAGGATGTTAAAACACCTTTGGATACAATCATAGATAAGTTGGTAGGTCTAAAGACTAAGACCGGTAAGCAAAGAGATGGTCTTATCATGACACAATCTGACCTCGATGATTTCAAGGTTAGATTAATCAATAGGTTTGAGATTGCAGACAAGGGCAGAAAGGCAATCGATGAGGCAGAGGAAGAGCAATCAGTAGTCGATGATGTTACTGAGGCTTTACTTGCTTAGACTAATGCACAAATTGACACAGATCTATATGGTCTGTGTCTGCTTGTTTATTGGAAATACTATCATCCATATAAGCAAAAACCTAAACAACCAAAGGAGACTATATGTCACAAGAAAAAAAACTAAAAGAACGTACATCTAAATTAGTAGATCAGTACAACAAAGTAAAAGATCTAAAGTGGGAACTACATCAAAATAGTTCTTTGCTAGTAGAGGCAAATTTTAAGCATGAACAAGCTGAAAAAAAGTTTGATCATGCTATTGAGAAATTTATGCTTGTACACCTAGAAGATTATACTAATGACCAAGTAATTAAAAAGGTCATTCAATATCTTGGTGCAGAGCATGAAGAACAAGCTAAGAAAATACTAAATAAATTTAAACAACAA